TAAATAATATTGCTCTGTCAAGAACGAATCCAACATATTGTCCGCTAGACCAAAGATGAAAATTGCTTCCTGCTGAAACATTTATAGTTGTTCCGCCTGCATACCTTGAGTAGTTGCTTGCAGTGGCTGTCCTGTCACGATATATTCTAGCT